CCGTCAATAACTCCCGCAATCTTAGTCCCATGTTTCGTCTTTCGAGTGAACCCCCTGTAGAGTTGCTTATAATCATCAGGAAAATCGCAGGAAGGGCATCCAGTTTTCTTGTGTTGTGAGGTATTCGAATCAGAGGTTCTTGGCCCTCGCTCCTTTCGGAAGAATTCAAAATGAATGTCCTTATGCTGTAAGATCTTGAATCCCTTGATCATCGCCGCAGTCGTCATATAATACTCAATATGCATTTCAATCGGATAGGGTTCTTCCAAGAGTTTCTTTGCCGCATCTCTTGTCAGAATATACGCATGAGCCGCCGTGAAGTTATGTACTTGAGACCATTTTGACTTATCTATAGGTTGAATAATGAGATTCGGCAAATAACAACCTAAAATCCAGATACCACACTCTTGGGAAAGAGTCGGCAAAATCTCATTCACATTATTAAGCTGAATCTCTGATAACATAACATCATCCTCGAACACTACACACATTGGCGCACCTGATGCGAGAAACTTCTTCCAGACACTAATATGGCTCATTGATGATCCTATCGCACCCAGAGTTGCGATTTCATAGTGGCTTCTCCGATAGTTGCGTGATATGTTCATCCGAGTCTTGAGAGAGATGCGCCGATCCTTCTTATAGTTAAGCCGTTTACCATTCACGGCGGGGAAACGATTAAGATGTTTAAACTGAAAAAGAGCGCCATGTTGTGTGAATCGCTTCCATCTATCTGGACGCTCATTCATATTTATTACATAGGCTGGTAAATCATATATTGTTCGACCTGTTTTTCGCGTTTTACCGCGATGCATCCTATTTAGTCTCCCGATTTTTCTGGAAGGCCTGGCCTCTCGCCTTTCCTTGAATATCTGCCTGATATATCTTTACCAATGCTTCTTGTGTCAGGGTTTTGGGATCCACGCCAGAAGGTATCGAGACGAACTTTCTTGCCTTTCCCGTAAGTGCTGGTTTGAACATGAATGCGCCGTCTGGTCCACTGCGAATCTCAAAAGGGCCCACTTTATGGATAACTTGCTGCTTCTTCGCCTCAAACTTCTTCTGGAGGGTCTCCTCCGTGTCCTCGGGAGTCCAGCGGACATTCACGGTCCCGCACTGAACATAGTCGCCAAACGAGCCACTCTTTTTCACCATAGGTATGCCCTCAAAGGTTCCAAGGGCGGCCCCGCCAACCTGTTTGGCCTTGACAAACTCCGCAACATCCGCCTCGGTAATCTTCTGAAATGTCTTTCCCTCGGGCCAGCCGTAGAAGGTCGCCTCACCCTTAGTTGGACCCTCCTTCAGCAGTAGCGGCCCCTTCTTGCTCTGCACGGCCTTGATCCCTCCTTCAAATAATCGCTCCCTAGAAGGTGCCGCAGCAACAGTCGATTCCCCATCCTTCAATGCCCCGTATTTATCTTTATAGGTCTCCCAAATCTCTCGGCACAGGGTCTTCCACTGCTCACTGCCACTCGCAATGCCGTCAAGGCGCTGCTCCATATTCTTCGTAAACTCGTACGCAAAGAGGGTCTCGAATTCCCGTAGACAGAATTCAAGTGCGGATACACCAAGCGCCGTAGGAACTACCTTATTCTTCTCTGCACCGACCTTCTTTTTATCCTTGGTCTCTTTGAGGGGCCATACGCCAGGAGTCATACTGAGCTTGACTACCTCGATCTCTCTCGCAGGAGTATCACGCTTCTCCGCATAGTTCTTTGTATGTAGGGTGTTTACTAGCGCAGCAAATGTGGAAGGACGTCCAATCCCCTTCCTCTCCAGTTCTCGCACTAAGGTTGCCTCTGTAAATCTGGCTGGAGGTCGTGCATCATACGGTGCGGCGTCAAGGGTTGACCAATCTATTGTACTACCCTCTTGCAGGCTCGTTGCGGCGGCCCATATATCTGCCGCCGTACTCGTCGCCGCCGTCGCATCCTCCTCCGCATCTAAATCGGTGGCAGCAGCACCAATCTTTCTCCATCCCGCAAATATCTCCCTTCTCCATATTGCCGACCAGAGAAACTCCATAGGATCCCCTACCGCCAAGAACTTCACCGTATGTTTCTCTCCCTTCGCCGCAGCCATCACACTCTGCGTGGCCCTGTTCCAAATGAGCGCATAGAGTTTCCTGTCCGTTGCAGACCAATCCTCATCCGCAGGAAGCACTCGTGTTTCAAAGTGAGTGGGGCGAATCGCTTCGTGGGCCTCCTGGGGCGGGGGGTTTGTCGAGGCCTTCCGGGTGGCCTCTGCCCTAGTTTTCTTGGGCGGTGCCGCATCGACTGCCACATACTCTTTTCCAAAGGATTCAGTGACCCAGGTACGGGCAGCAGTTTTCGCCTCTTCACATAGGACTTCGGAGTCTGTGCGCATATATGTAATATGTCCCGCCTCATAGAGACGTTGAGCGATTTTCATTGTAGAGGTTGGCTGAATCCCCATACTTGCGGAGGCTTCTTGCTGGAGTGTACTGGTGATCAACGGCATCGGCGGCCATTCTGTAGTTGGGGTCGTGAGAGACTCTTGGATGGTTCCTGCGGATTCGCCGCAGAGATTCTCCAAATAGTTTTCTGCTGATTCTCTATCCTCCAGTTCCTCCATCATCTTTGCCTCAAAAGTGACTTTCCCGGTAGTCCAGTCACCCTTAATCCTCCACGCCGTGCTCGCAGTGAAGGAGCGGATGGCGTCCTCCTTGTCCGCCAAGAGGCGTAGGGCGGGAGTTTGGCATCTACCAGCCGAGAGACCAGACCCCACATACTTCCACAGAAGGGGTGAGATAGTGAAACCCACCATCATATCTAGGACTGCCCTCGCCTGCTGTGCGTAGACCCGATTCATATCGAGGAGCCGGGGACTCTTCACTGCTGCAAGTACGGCATCTTTAGTGATTTCCCGAAAGACGGCTCGAGGTGTTTTAGCGGGATCTAGGTTCAATAGAACGGCAACTGAATAGGAAATCGCCTCGCCCTCTCGATCATCGTCTGAAGCAAGATAGACTTTCGCACCCTTTGCGACATCCTTAATCTGCTGTATGGCCTTTGACTTCTCCTTCAGAAACTGATAACGAGGCTCGAAGTCTCTCTCGAGGCCCACTGCATCGAGCGTATCATCAAGAGCCCGGATATGCCCCATGGTCGCAATAACCTTCCAGCCAGGCCCCAAGAAGCCCTGCAGCTTGGAACACTTGGCAGGAGATTCAACGATGAGTACTGACGACATTCTAGTAGTTACTGCTATACAGTGTATGGCGAACAATTTTATGAGCTACAGGTAGTAGTAGTATGCCTCGAAAAGAGACACGAAAAAAGGCACGCAAGATATCGACCCTTGATAAACTCCGCAAAAAAGTTCCTGCTGGTAATCTAAAGTTTATAGATGCTGCGGCTGTTCTGGCGGCAACGAGGCGACGGGATTATTCTCAGATGGAGGAGCATCGACGACACTTGGGCGATTTTATCAAAAGAGCCACAGAAGAATACAGGGTCGTTGAAAAACATATGAAAGCAATCGAAGAAGAAGAGTTTCATAAAATGATGGTGCAGGTTGATAAACCAAAATCGAGCTGGTGGTAGTGTCAACGGTAAAAGTGCGCATTCATATAATCGCCTGGCGTCGAATAAAAGCCATGTTTCCTGTACCAGGGCACAACATGCTTCAATGGATACAAGTGTATTCCCCTTCTAGAACTGCGGGCTTTCGTCAAAAGGTGTCGTATTAGTCTATCTCCGTGCCCACAGCCTCTATACCTTGAGTGCACAGCAATATAATCAACATAGCGATTCCCCTTATTTCTTTTATGAAAGGAAACAATGGCGAACCCTAAAAGGTTGTCTTTATCAAAGAGTCCCACACTTTCTTCACGGGACCTGTTACGCCAAGAGGCGGAGAAATCCTTTTGGATCGTAAACTTTTCTCGGAGAAAGGAATCCTCCCAAATCTCCCGTACTGATTTCGAGTGATCCACACGGAGACGACATATCTTCATTCTGTAGCTACTCATTATTCGAACTGTATAATCAATTTTGCTGCTTTAGGGTTGAGCTAAAGAAGATAGGAATATATGAGATAGATGACAGAGACAGAAAAGCCCAGAATAATCATCTTTGGTAATTCGCATGTATCTTCCTTTACTGGAGTGGATGGGATTATACATGATAATCTACATGTTGAATCAGAACACTTTAGATATTTTTGCCAACGACTCGGCCCCTGTACAGCCTATAACTTTTTCTGGAATCCAGACTATTATCCAAGAGTGCTACACATCTTAAATGAACATGATGCAGGAAAGCAGTCTACTGTATGCCTGCTACTTGGAGAAATCGATTGCCGTGTACATATAGGTCTCAACCATGAAAAGACTTCGAGGCCTCTTAATGAATGTATTGAAGAAGTGATCGACAGGTTTTTAGTTTGCCTATTGGATCTTAAAAAGCGTGGATACAAGGTACTGGTTATGGCAGTGCAGCCAGCATCAAAATACCCGCCTTCCACGAATCCTGATGGACCCGTGCATGGACATTACGTATTCCGCAATACACTTACACGCCAGTTCAATAGTATCTTAGAGCACAAGTCGAAAATTCACGATCTTCTCTTTTGTTCTGTTTTTGATACACTTATGGAGGATGATGTAACTCCCAATATGGATTATTTCATGGATTATGTCCATTTACGTGGATCTATGCTGCAGCCAATCTTTGATAAGGCCTTGTACAAGCTCTTTTATCCTTAGTATGCGAACATCATGCCACCACGAGCACCATACACTCTGAAAATATTGTATGTCTCCGCCCATACATGAATGAGATACCGAGGAACAGTATTTGTTCCTGCAAACGGCTGCAGGCCAAGGCGCAGATTAATATTGACAATCTTGTCCAGATTCGCCTCGCCGCAATGCTGGCTCGGGGCTAAGAGACCCGATTGGAAGGCAAACGGCAGATTGTACATGTATCGATTTACCCAGGGTGATTTGCGCATTTCAAAGCCTGGAATCAGACTTCGGAATATCGATGGTGAACTGGTCACGTAGCGATACAGAGACCCTTCATAGACGAGTTGAATCGAAGAAATGGGTTCAGAGTTTCTGAAGACATATCCTGGCCTGAGTTCCTCATAGACCCTTGTCCCAATCTGCGAAGCATTTGGCCACCAGGGTGCGATTGGACTGTCGACGCCAGACAAGTCCCGAGTAGCCAAGAATGGCGCATTGTACGCCGGTGCTTCATAACGCTGTGCATAGAAAAAGAGGTTTCTTGTCGGATTCGGCACTTTCAAATAGCAGTTTACAGTGTTTGCCCCCACTGTATCAACTGGATCAAACGCATAGTGTTCTAGGATTGGCACTTGAATGTCGGCAAGACGAAATCTGTTCGCCTCCGCCCGGTCCAAATAGACATATTCGGCCATGATATAAGTGTCACCCAAACTTTGAAGTAGTTGTGCAGTCGGCTGCACGATCCCTGGGATACTAGATACCTTTGTATTCTGTCCCGGATTTCCCTGTAGGCCGGAGATGTCTGTACCCGCCGGATTAATGTAATAAAAGGGCGATCCAGCCAAGGGGAAATAGCCTTCTCCGCCCGCCGGATTCTTTATACCTTCTGTAGACCGTTGCGCCGTACTAACGAATAGGGTATTGAGGGCGGCAAAGCTGAGGCGCAGTTTTACAGGATCAGATTGAAGGGCATCTAGAGGAAGAAAGGTCCCAGCATCCCCGCAGCTGAACCAGAAGGGGAGTGGTGTTGTTGCCTGAACTACCGTATCTCTCCCAAACAAGCCTGGGTGAAAGTTACTCGAATCTCTGGGAAGAAGTTTATCCATCAAGGAAACTTTCTCGAGAGGCGTGTAGAATTCATCTAGAACTTCCAGAAGTTGCCCGTCAATCCGTTCAACTCGAGTACCTCCGATTTCAATAGTGGCTTCTTGCAGCACTGCGTGACCTACAGAGTTTGTCCAGCCGAACGTTGGTCCAGCAAATGTCTGGTTATTGGCCTTGCACCAGTTGATCGCAGCCTGCTGCGGTGCAGAAATATCCGGCATAGTTGTTACAAGATATAGGCGAGACAAGAGTTGCCCCTTGTTCGGAAGAGTGATTGTCGCAGTTGTACCAAGCGTCGGACGAGTGTCGAAATCTAGACGAACCCATTGGGTAGTGAAACGCCCCGCACGGACAAATGCCTTCACAAAGAAACCAATGTTCGGCTTACCCTTTTGACAAATGAATTTCGAATCCTGCAGGCCTCCGTAGACCACTCGTAAGAGTGCGGCCACCATCTCTTTTAAGACCTTAGAGGGAAACCTTAGGTCTTCTTATTTTCCCATACTACACTAAGATGGATACCATACATCAAATATGGATAGGGGACAACCCCCTTCCAACAGAATGGATGAATACAGTAAAGACATTTGCAGCAGAATATGCGTATAAATACAAGCTATGGTCAGATTCTTCCTTAAAAGCCTTGGATTTCGAGGCCATTCCGGGCCTGAAAGCCCTGTACACTTCTTTTTCGAAGCAAAAGGCCGGCCAAGCAGACATTCTACGCCTTCTTATTTTATACAAATACGGGGGTATCTATATCGACGCTGATACAGTTATCATGAAACCGGAAAAGTTTCACAAGTTTTTGGAAAAGAATCAGGGAGTGTTTTTCGGATGGGAGAATCTAACAGCTGCTCGCACACGAAAGTTGGGGATAGGAGTTCGTCGTCTTGTTGCAAATGGTATGATCGGAGCAGAGGCCGGACATCCATTTATAAAGGCTCTCTTGGAGGGGATTGTAGAGAACTCCAAAATGGCTTCCGGAAAAAAAGAGGCCTGGAAAGAAGTGGGCCCACTCTACATAACAAAAATGTACTCGTCATTAAAGAATGAATTCCCAGATGTTAAAGTATTTCCGATGAAATATTTTTATCCAAGATCATGGGCAGGAATAAGTGATCCAGAACTCCACACAAAGGTCAAGATTCCTGGAGAAAGTATGCTCTTTCAATACGGATATTCCACAAATAGGTTTGATAAGATTTTCAAGAAACGGAACCAAAAAAATAGGGCAACTAGGCGTAAGAGAACCTAGAAGTAGTCACGGCGGCTCCAGGGATGCTCCATTACTACTGGCTGAGTAAGAAACATAGCAAGGCCCGCCACCACCATCCCACCGGCCACAAGAATAGATGCTAAACCTATAGCACCGTAATCCTCGTCGGCATTATCCGCATCATCATCGGCCTTCTGCACACCCTCATCCTCCGACTCAGACTCTGTCTCCAGCAAAGGCGCTTGTGTTGTTTCTGGAACCTGGCTCGAAATAGACTGCGTGCGAGACAGTGGCTCAGCCATGCTCTCACCAGAAACGTCCTCATAGTCCGCAAGATTAATAGGCTGAGTCTTCTCGTCCATAACAGGTGGGTCAACTGGATTCTCAGACATCCTTGTTGTACCTGTATTTGGGTCAGCGAAAGGCCTCAATTTTGTTTAGTCCTCGAACATGGGATTCGCCAAGCCGTTCTCGAAACGCATCCAGTTCATACCAATGCAGTACACTTTCACTTCCCATAGATCTCCTCCGGGTGGTTTGACATCCAGAATAAGTCGTAGAGAGTTTACACGACTCGCATTTAAGGAACCACTTGGCTGATGTTCTCCTGGAGAGGCGGCAAACGAATATCCGTAGATAAATTTAGAAAATGCTGCATATCCTCCTCTATGAGCGTATGCGGCCTGTTCTCTGTAGAACTGCTCCTCTGCATCACATATAACTGTTCCATTCACCTGTAGGATTGCATTTTGTAGAAGAGGAGTTGGGGCTCTAGATCCCCAGTCTTTTTCGATAAGGCTACTGAAGTTCGTCCATTCATTATTTATAGATGTGCCCTTGCGTCGAACAAACCAGAGAATCTCTTCAATCGGATGGTTCGCCTCTAAAGGAAGTTGGATACGAATCGTATCAGAATCTGCCCGCTTTGCAACCGCATACTTTAACGGTTCATCGAAAGAAAATGTCTGGACTTGCCGATGAAGAATCTCAAAAGGGTCCCTCAGCATTTTCTTTCGAAGAGTACCATCTACAATTGCACCATAGGCAAGAAGCTGAACGGATTTGAAAGGAGGTGCGGCCACATTCCAGTCACCTACTTTCGATTCCCACACGGAACTCCCATATGTTAGACTGAAGCTTGGAGCGCCTTTGAAGCCACTTCCAGATCTCCAGGCCTGCGGCTCATCGTCCCAATAATACCAATCAGTCCCCTTCGGCCATGCGATATTGAAAGGAGGTCTGGCCGGCGTCCATGCAGTGCCAGTCCATGTATAAGAACTTCCTATGCCGAAAGACACGGTAGGTGGTGGAGTAACCCAGTTTCCCCGCTTGGTGTCTGCTGTAAAGTTCCAGTTATAGGTTTCACCATTTAAGACAATCGTAAAACTGTACTGAGGTGCGACATCCCATGAACCAGACTGTATATTTGGATCATATCTCCATTTTGAATCGCTCGCCGCAAAGATAACGGGTACAGGAGGTGGTACAGAGTCACAGGAATCTCTAAAGCCCCGCATCTGCCGCACGCATTCACTAAAGGGTCTCAACGTCAGATGTATTTTCACACACCCTTCTCGTATTGCAATCATTGGCAACGCTTCCTTGAGCCGAGTTCGCATGAAAAAGAAGGGAAGGATGCAGTTAAGATTTCCATTTTCTATCGGATAAATCGACGGGGCACGAGTAGCATCTGTGAGCCTCTTTATGGAGACCTGCCCGAGATGGTCATATGCGACCCCCACCTGCGTATTAAAATCCGGAAAAAGCGTAGAGAAAACGTGAATAAAATCACCATCAATCGTTTCGATCGTCTTGCCATCTATTTCCAGCTCTGCTGTTTGAATAATAGATGTCCCCAAACTATTTGCGTATTCCAAGGCAGTAGGGCGTTGTTGCGGTCCATAGGTAAGTTTTCCAGCCTGATACATATTTAGTGATTGTGTATCGAGCCAATGATCCAGTTGGATTTGTAGGACAGTGCCTAGAAGAAGATCTCCTACGACGATTGATCCGAGATCAAACGTAAATCGCTGGCCAAAGGCTCCAGGACCACGCAGGGCGATTTCTTGAAGTACGGGGGTGAAGGGAATCGTTCTACGCTCCGTATCACGAGCAAACCATGTGGTTTCTGTCCGAAGAGGAAAAAGATCATTCTCCTGCTGGTCTCGATTTACAAGATCCAGTAGGGTCGTTATAGGGCCATTTGCCCTCGGCTCATCATTTATTGAGGCCGAATAGGTTATCGCATCAATATCGGTGGATTTTTGAATTCTCTTCGCCTCATCCGTTGTCGTTGGAGTATTCACATTCGATTCTGTTTCCACGGATACTGGATTCAGTTTCTGCAAAGCAGTTTTAACGAGTTCCTCAGTAACACCCTTATTATCAAAACGTAGGACAAATACGTGCTGGTCGTCCGGGTCACCCGTGCCAGATGATACCGGTAAGACTGTAAAATCGCCAAGACTCTTTCCGATTACACTGTATATCTTTTTCTCTGTTACAGGGGGTGGCGCATTCATACGTATTAGTCCAGAATTGATCGGGGGAGGAGGAAAGGTCACTCTGAATTGTTTATCTGTAAACATCGAATCTGTCGTTATAGCTCGTGATCCAAAACTTCCCGAACCAGATGTCGACGGATATGTTATTGTAGGGGGTGTTAGAGAGCCATATTGAGCCGTTCCCGACTGGGACTGAAGAGGATTGAACAGGGCCAAGCCACTGCTACCGGCCGTTGTGCGATACAGTTGACCGTTACTACCACGAATAACACTACCACCTACATCACCTACCATTTTGGGACGGATTCCTGCAAGCCATTGGGCTTGCGCCGAGCCCGCAGCCTGTGCAGATAGTTGAGCATAGGTGAGTGGCTGGGCTGAACCCTGGCTGGAACCACTAAGAAGATTTGTTAAATAGTTGCTTACTTGATCGACGCTCGGTGTAGCTGTCTGCGGAGCCGCCGCAGGGATTACACGAGAAGGGGCTGATCCACTTTGCGCCCCCGTCAACGTATTTGTGTACACGGTAGAGCTTCCTTGCCCTTGCTTAACCCAGTTTGGAACAATAGATTCCTCACCCGTTGCCGTGTTTATATAATAGACTTGTTCCACGCCGGCGGCACCTTGTGGCCTAGTTATCATAAGCCAGGCATTCGATGTTGAGGTCGAGCCCGGTTTTATAGCAGATAAATATGCCTGTTGTGCGGCCGTGGCCGTCTTAGCCGCCTGCTGGAATCGAATATCGGCGGTTGTAGGTGGCGCAACAGAACCAGATCCACTGAGACCTTTAATCATGCTCCCCCACCAGCTAGGATAACTGCCGGATGCTATATATTGGGCCGCAGCAGCCTGCAGCTGTGCATCTGTAAATGATAGGCTGCTACTCATACTCTTTTACCTATTTAGAGATTTAGACCTCCTTTTGCCACTGTGTCGTCTAGTTTCCATATTTGAGAACTCCACGATCGGCTTCGATTGAATAGAGCCCCCATGTATCCACTACTGCAGTCATCTCTGTACTTGGCGCACCTAGCAATGTATCAGATGGGGCTGCGCTAAGAGACGTATAGAGTGTTGGCCTATCAGCAGTAGTGAAGTTGATAGTTCCCTCTGGCTGTCTATTCCATGGGGCTCTTCTTCCCCGAATATCTCCCAGATCCCAGGACATTTCACCAATACCATATCCTGGATCACGGTCCTCTTTTGCATGGTGTGTCAGAATATTCCAGACATAGGGAGCGAAAGACGTTTCACGATCCCTTGAAGCAATAATCAGTGATTGTGCAACGTAGTATTCCCCTCCAGAAATATCTGCGGCAAGTTTCCAGCGCCGATTTGCACGTAAATCATTCTGGGTCCGTGAATACCAAAGAAGCCTCGAGGCCGGATGCTGTGCATCTACACGACGTGTAATATACGCAGGAACCCCTTTAACGATAGGGGCATACTCTGTAGGACTAACAACATAGGTATTTTCATAGGGGCGCAAATAGGGGATTTCAAGAGTCGTAGATCTCAGGGCAAGTTGCGTCTCACCATCCACATAGGAATGCCGTGTTTCAAGCTGAAGGACGGGGGATGTCATCTGGGTGCGTTGTAGGGCCGTAAAGGTGTCCGTACCATGTACGAATCTGGCACCCCACGGCTTTGGTGCAGCCGTCGCCGCCGGATCGGAAGATTCAACCAGCTCCTCCAAGACCCGCAGCTCAAGGCGCAGTTTAAAGGTCTGTTTGCGCATGGCAATACTTGGAAAGCCGTTACGACCTCCAATAAAAGGGAGTTCAAGACGAATCCTCGACGGGGTAGCATTCGCCGCAATAGAGGCTGCCGTACCATCATGAAATCCTGCGAGTGCATTTTCCATATAGGCAGAGTTCAATGAACCTCGTGAGGCCCGGAGCGCAAAAAGAGAATCGCCGGTCAGCTCCTGCAGCAGAAGTTTATCTTGAAAGATCTGAATCTTCTTGAACATGAAATATCCGATGCCGTTCGTGTAGCCGTAGCTCTTCCCAGTGCCCTGCTCGGTGAATAGCATCGCCGGATTTGAAGCGGCCTGTTGCGGCGGATACCAAGAGGGGAGATCAATAAGGACGGTGGGGCGCAGAAAAATGTCTCCTGCCGTATCGAACTCGAATTCACAGCTGCGGCCGAACTCGGCCCCGTTCAATGGAGGGATTCGTCGAAGTTCCTGTAGATTTGGAGGAATACGATCATAGCGATTCTCAAAAGGATTGATTGCCTTCTCGGGGTCTTCCTCAAAGAAAAAGGTGTCTTTATTTCCACGACTGATTGCTTCATACAGACCCCCTTCTGTTTTCTGGCCAGCACGAGTCGAGGCCATTCTGATGAAGGAGAAGAGACTAGGCTATAGGCTACTCCCCCTCTCTCCGTACAACCATCAGATTAATGGTTGCGGCCTTGTCGGAACCCTTCGGCAATGAGACCTGCGCAATACGATTCTGTTTAAATAGGTCGATTTCGGCATACGCTTGCTCCCCATCTGTGACCCACTTCGTCATCATCTCCTTAATCTGTTTATATGCACCATCCCGTTCAGGAATCCCATTTGCCTGGAGAGCTTTCAGAAGACGAATCGTCTCCTTCAGTCGATCGACCTTTGTCTTCTCTTCAATCGGCGGCATTCTAAAGCGTATTCGTATACTATGTTTAGGCTGCAATGTCAGAAGTCATTGATTTTTCCTTTCAAACAGATCCAGCTCCTCTTATTGCGCAGATTCGCCGTTCTCCTACCACACGTCTCCGTTGCCCAAAGCCAACCTGTGATGCAGAGGAAAACTATTTGCTCCTCTTTGAAGAGTTTT